GGGTTGATAATACTGTAGGTACAAGTGTATTCTTGCAGCCAGACGATGCAACTGTTTTAATTGACTTTGCAGCAAATTACACGCTAACAACTCAGGGGGAATTGGTTAAGGTTATACCTGTTGAAGGGGCTTATTACGTACAGAAATGATGAATATAAAAGACATAAATAGTTGCTTTGTTGATATGCTTTTAGTTTTGAATATATACAATCAAAACAATGAAGAGTTAAACAAGGATATTAAAACGGCTTGGAAACTAGCCGAAAAAACACATAAAAGAAAATGGAGAAACTATCGTTTGAATTTGAGATAAAAGGAGTCACTAAGTCTATTAACTCAATCGCTGAGGCTAAAGATGCTTTAAGCGAATTGCAGGATGTTGTAGAAAATTCCGACTTTGGGAGCGAGGAGTTCAGGGCTGCGAGTACTGAGATTGAAAGGGTACAAGCCAAGTTAATTGAAGCAACTAGTAAAGGTGTTGAACCTGCAACGAATGGATTCAAGAAACTAAAGGACGAATTAAAAGCAGCTAAGAACGCTCAAGCGGAAGCTGCTCAAACATTCGGAGAGGGTAGTAAAGAATACAAAGCAGCCGCCCAGCAAGTCGCTAATTTACAGGATAAGATAGATGACTTAAAAGACAGTTCAGTTTCTTTAAAAGGTACTGGCATTGAACGTTTGAATAGTGGCGTTGGACTTTTAAAAGAAGGTTTTGCCAATTTTGATACTGACAAATTAAAGGTCGGTTTTAATGCGCTTGGAAGTGCCATGAAAGCAATCCCTATATTTTTAATTATTGAGGGAGTTAGATACCTAGTTGAAAACTTTAATGAATTATCAGAGGGTACAGGAATAATAGCCAAAGCATTACAAGGTGTTTCTTGGATAATGAATAAATTAAAAGAGGAAATTTATGCCGTTACAGATGCTTTAGGATTAACGAATAGCGCGCTTGACAAACAAGGCGAAGCTATTAAAACCTATGCCGACAAAACAAAAGAAGCGTTAAACCAACAGTCAGCTGCATTTGATAGGCAAATTGCACAGGCTAAAGCGGCTGGCAAATCTACAGTTGATTTAGAAATAGCAAAACAAAAAGCAATCATTGAAACCAATAAAACAATAGTTAAACAGATTGAGGCGTTTGTAAGGGCTGGTGGAGAATTAGATGAAGAGAAACGCAAACTACTTTCTGAATCATTAGAAACTATTAGAAACGCTAAGTCACAGGAAAATGTAGTTGTATTAACAGCGCAAAAAGAACAAAACGATGCTTACAAGAAGAAGTTAGAAGAACGAAAGAAGTTACTTGAAGAGGCTATCAATGAAGAAAACCAATTAAACAAAAACAAAAAAGCATTCGACCTTCAGCTTGAAGTAGAAAAGCAAGCGGAGCAAGAAGTTATATTAACTCAATCATTAGAGCAGCAAAGTTTAATTAATGACTACTTTAACCAAATAGACAAAGAGCGACTAGCTAAATGGAATGAAGAACAAAAACAATTATTAATTGATAGAACAAATCAAGGATTAGATACATTAACACAATTTACAAACGCTAGCGCAGCTCTTAGTGATGCTGTGTTTAGTGTTCAGTTGGAGAATTCTAAAAAGGGTAGTGAAGAGGAGTTGAAGATAAAGCGTAAACAATTTGATTTAAACAAAAAGATTCAAATAGGTGCAGCCGTAATAAGTGGGTTACAAGGCGCATTAAATGCAATAACAGCAAAGTCAACAATACCTCAACCATTTGATGCGATTTATAAAGGGCTTCAAGTTGCTACAATTGCAGGAACTACAGCGCAAACAATTAACAAAATTAGTTCGACTCCATTTGAAGGCGGTAACGCTTCAAGTATTAGCGGTAACAACTCAACCCCTGCCATTGGAGGCTCTGCACCTGCTTTTAATTCAATTGCTCCAAGTGTTAACCCTGCAAACCAACAACCACAATCAACACGATTAGATGAGAGTGGTAGACCAATAGGTCAAAATCAATCGTTTAGAATTAAGGCGGATGTGGTTGAAAATGATATGACCGAGAAACAAAAAGAACAAGAAAAAAGAAAATCACTAATAACTTTTTAACATGACTATAAAAGAAAACGGAGTCTATAAAGGCTTAATTAAAAAAAACGAAAACGGGTTAAACATTTTATCAATGGTTGAAAGCCCTGCTATTGAAGTTGAATACATTAAAATGAATAAGGAGGATGAGCCTATTCAAATTAAATGTGAAGTGTTGAATGAAGAAAAAAGAATTGTTATTGCACCTGCAATGGTACCGGATTTAGTAATACCTAGAGTGAGCAAACAAGGCGTTAAGTTCTCAGTTTACTTCGATAGAGAAACTATTTTTGAAAGTTTGTTTAAATTATCCTCTGAGCAAAAAGACCAAAACATAGATATTAACCACAATCAAGAATTGATTAACGGTGCTACTATTATTGAAAAGTTTATTACTGATGAAAATAGAGTTCAATCAGTTAAAGGATTTGAAAATATGCCTTTTGGTACATTGTTTTTTACAGCTATTGTTACCGATGACCAATTATGGTCGGATATTAAAGCAGGCAAAATAAACGGCTGGAGTATTGATGGGCAGTACACTCTAGAGGAAACCGATGTTGAATTAACAGAAGAAGAAGTAAATTTTTTAATAAAAAATAATATTTAAGCATTTTTTTTTGTTATATGATTAAGACATGGATTTAACATTATCAAAAATATTAAATAAAGTTTTACCGAATGACGTAAAACTTCAATTAAAAAAAGAGATTGAAGCCTCAATCAAACTACAAGAAGAAATTCAATTAATGACAAAAGAATACGCTTTAGCAGACGGCACAAAACTAAAAGTTAACGGTGAGTTAGCTGCCGGCACAAAGGTTGATGTTATGCAAGCCGACGGAACAATGATTCCAACTCCAATGAATGGAGAGGTTGAGGTAATGAACGAAGATGGAAGCATGACTGTTGTTAAAGTTGTTGAAGGTGTTATAGCTGAGGTAGAGCCTAAAGAAATGGAAATGAGTGAAGAAGAAAAGGCTAAAAAAGCAATGGAAGACGAAGCTAAAAAGAAAGATGAAACAGCCATGCAAACTCAAATGAGTAAACAGCTTAGTGAGATTGAATCTTTAAAGAACGAAAATAAATCTTTAAAAGATGCGGTTAATAAAAACACCAAATCAATCAACTTGCTTTTAAGTGTGTTTAATGCTTTGGAAGAAACTCCGGTTGAAGACATCAAGGCTTCTAAAAAAGAAAAGTCTTATGAAGAAATGACAAAGTACGAACAAGTATTATTTAACAGAGGTAAATTATAAAAAATGGCAAAAGAAAGAAACAATAACGAAGTTGCGGACTTCGTAAACCCTTTTAGTGAAGGTGTTAATTATAAGATGTTTTTAGATGCAAAAGGCAACCAAAGCGTTGAGGATTATTGCGCTGGAAAATTAACGGAAGACCAAATTAAATGGTTGATTGAAGATTTAAAATTTTACACTAACAAATAAAAATAAAGCAAAATGCCTATAAATTATACAGGAACAACTCGCAACTACACAGAGTTAGAAAAAATCGAACAAGAATTATATCAAGATTCGCGCACGTTTCGTGAAGCCTTAATTGATATTCAAGAAGGTCATAAGTCAGGAACAGATGTTTACGAAAGCAGAACAACTGTAACTATGTCCGCATTTAATACAGGTCCGGTCACTACTACTGGTAACATTGGTTTAAACGTTCAAAAAACGCCTGTTGATTTAGTTGGATTCAATTATGAAGATACAATTAATGACAATGTTTTAAAGGGTACTCGTTTTGAAAAATCAATGAAGCGAGGTGCGTTTGAAGTAGTGTCTGATGAGTTCGATAAAAAAGTTTTAATCGAAATTCAACCTGCTATTGGTGCTGATTTAGAGTCTAAATTGTGGGATGGCGCAACCGCTGCAACTAAAGCCGCTGTCGCTCTTTTAACTCCGGGTGCTGGTCAAGGCTCTATTACTGCTGCTGCTCAAGCCGCTGTTGCTGCAATGCCTACCACGTTGTTTGATTCCATAACAACTAGAATACTTTATAATAATTCACAATCAAAGACAGTCCCGGGTGCTGGATTAGGTGATTACATTAAAGTAACCGGAACAACCGTAACAAGTGCTAACATAGCATCTCAATACGCTTTATTGTATAGTGGAGCGCCTTCAAAAGTAACAGACAGAAGCGATTCAGTTATATTTGCGCCTTTAGGTGATAGACAATTGATTAAAACAGCCAATAACGCTGTTGGTGCTGCTCAACAAATAAACTTCTTAGTTGAAGGTAGTGGAGATAACGAAGTTATTAGCTATAACGGTCATGTTATTAAATTTCACCCGATTCGTGCAAATTTTAGGATTTTCACATTGCCTGAGTATTTAAAAGTATTAATGGATTATGAAAATGATATGAACACTTTGCAGATTGACAGAATGGCAAATGGTGCAATGCAACGTTTTATCAAAAACACTCAAGCAATGAATACTTGGGTAACTAACCAAAGATACATCACTCTTTACGGAGGTTAATCAATAAATAAAATTAAGTCAATATGCCTTGTTTAGCAATAACATCCGGTCACACTTATACAGGTTGCAAAGATAACATTTCAGGAATAGATGAAATCATTGTAACCGAGTATAACAACCTAGACCAAACAAATATAGCGAAGTATGCTACAACTGCAAACGTTGTAACTACCTTAGTACTTGCAACAGGTAAGCAAGGTTGGAAATATGATTTAGGAAAAGAAATGATTAACGTATCAGATAACTCAACCGTGAGTGCTGAGTCTGATACCGTGTTCTACACGCCTCAAATCACATTTACAACTAAAGGCTTTACTACTTTATCGAAAGTAAACTTAGACACGTTAAGCCGTCACCGTTTGCTTATATTCGTTAAACGTCGTAACGGTACATGGTGGTTAGCTGGTTTAGACGGTGGCATGGATGCAACAACTATTGAAAATCCATTTGGTCAAAAGTATGAAGATTTTAGCGGACACATTGCTAACTTTTCAGGTAAATCTGAAAGTCCAATGATTGAAGTAAATGCTTCGTTAATCACAGCCTTGTTAAGTCCTGCACTATAAAATAAAATTGGTTTGTAAAAATAAAAGAGCTACTACATTTGTAGTGGCTTTTTTTGTAAAAAAAAATAATGGTTTTAGAAAAAAATACAACAAATAAACTTATCTTTACAGGCACGGAGAAAGGCACTTTGATTAATCCTAATTATTTAATCGAGTTTATTAAAGATGACACAAAAGAAAAAGTTTACTGCATAGGTATTGATAGTTCAACAAACATATTAGTTTACAATAGATGCGATGTTACAGATGTTAGCGGAACGCCAAACCCTTTGAATAGTGAAGTTAAATTAAATGACGGATTTTACATAGTTAATTTTTACGAACAATTAAGTGCAACAAATTTAGACCCTACAGGATTAACAAAAGTTGAAACAAAGATACTGAGAGTGATGAAATCAAATTATGTAAGTCCAATAAAAGAATACAACAATCCTAATAATACAACCTACGTTTACAATGGCTAAAAAAGGAAATACAAGCATAGAAAGAATTTTAGCGAGTAAAGTTAACCGTTTAGAATTACGTGAAGACTTAGGCAATGATATTATTAAGTGGGGTAAGAAAAACGATTGGGGTAATTACTTGTTAGGATTAGCAACTTCACAATCCGAACACGGTGCGATACTTAAAACAAAATCTAAGTATTTAACTGGGTTAGAAATTGAAAGTGATAATTTAGAAGCGCAAAAGTTTTTAAAGTATGCGAACCCGAAAGAGTCATGGTTTGATTTAACAAAGAAATTAGATATTGACGATGTAACGTTTGGTGCAATTGCTGTTAAAGTAATTCCAAATGTATTCGGAAAACCCTTGTATTTTTACCATGTAGACTACGGTAAGTTAAGAGTTTCGAGATGTGGTAATTATTTAGATTACTCAAATGATTGGCAGGTTAATGAATACATAGAACCACGCATAAGATACCCACGTTATTACGACGGTATCAAAAAGCCTTCTATCTTAATTTTAATGGATTATTTTCCGACCTCTAAAAGGTTTGAGGAGTTCTATGCAAAACCTTCTTATAACAGTACTTTAACTGATATTGATACGTATGTAAGGATTAGTACTTACTTTAATAACTTAGTTCAAAATAATTTTGGTAAAAGCGCAATTGTAACAGTATTCAAAGATGACCCAACAGACCCTGAAAAACAATACATAAAAGCAAATGTAAAGAATGAAACAGAGGGTGAGGAAAGTGCAGGCGGTTCTTTAGTTGTATTCACTGATAGAAATGGTAAAGGTGCAGAGGTTCAAGAATTAAGCGGAAGTAATTTAGATAAACAGTATCAAGAGGTAATGAAGAATTTACGTGAGAAAGTTATTATCGCTCACGAAATTAATCCTACTTTAGCAGGGCTTGCAACAGACGGAAAGTTAGGAATGAGCCACAGTAAAGAAATTCAACAAGCACATGAACTTTATATTAAGAAGTGGGCTATCCCTGCACAGGTTAAGAAGATTGGACTACTTGAAAAAATGTTTAGTTTAAAAACTGGGCAGCCGGGTAAAGATTTATTTAAGATAAAACAACTAGACTGGATAGCTGAGGAATTAGACTACACTAATCCAACTCTTCAAAACATTTTATCGAAGGATGAAATTAGAAGTTTTATTTCTAAAAAATACAATTTAGAATTAACCTTAACACCTGTAACACCTGAAAGTCAAGTGCAGCAAACAGGTAACGAGTTCATGAGTAAGTTATCACGCCGTCAAATCAGTAACATGATGAGATTGGTTGATGACTATGAACAAGGTAAAAAGAATTTAAACCAAACAATCATATTATTAAAGGCATTTGGGTTAACAGAAGAACAAGCTAAACAATTCATTAACTTAGATATTAACGAAGGTACAACCGAGCCAACACAAATGAGTAAGTGTGGATGTAATGTTAAGATGAGTAAGGATAAGCAAGATAAAGAGAACTTGTTTATTAAATTAGCTTACGAGAATGCACATGATATTAATGAAGAGGATGAAGTATTAGAAACATTTGAAGTTACTCCGTTAACAATGGATATTAACTTAAGAATGGCAGCTCAACCAAAGTTTACAGTTAATCAATTACGTAATGCTATCTTAACTCAATTTAGAGGTAACCCCGAAATAACAGCCGAAGAGATTAGTGAGTTGTTTGGTGTTGATGTTGCTTTTGTTCAAGAACAAATAGAGTGGCTAGTAAGTAAGCGTTTGTTAGATAGTAATGTTAACGGTCTTAATCCAACTGATAAAGCCTTAGATAAAAAGAATAAAGAAATTAAAGAGGTTTATACAGAGTACTACTATGACAAACGCGAAGGTGTGAAGGGAGCGGTTATACTACCAACAACACGCCAATTTTGTATTGATATGTACAACTTGCATAACGAGAATAAAAAAGCATTGACATTAAAACAAATCGAAAGAATTAAAAACGAGTTTGGTGATAACGCTTGGGATTATTCGGGTGGGTTTTGGAATGACGGTAACGAGATTCAAAACAAATGCCGACACGCTTGGTTTGGTCGTACAAAGGTTAGAACAGTTAAGAAATGAAAGCATTATTAA